CCTATTAAGGACAATTGTTCCATTGACCTGATCCAAGAAGGACACTTGATGACCACCTTACCTGATTTGGGTTATGGACCAATGTAATAAGTGGACATCATAAGGGATGCCAGAGGGAAGAAGACTGTGGATACTAAGGCTAAGTTCACCAAGTTTATCTCCAAAGATTACATCAGTTGCAATCAGAAAGACACAGGGATAACAAAGATAGGGCCCTCCTTTGATGCTGCAATCCCTACACTAGCAAGGACATGTGACTGCAACAAAGTTAATGCGTGCCTGGGTAGACATGCTATATTCACATAAACCCCTGACAACCAATATGTATCAGAGTTCAAAGACTTCTGCACCAGTTACTTCAAAAGGTAACTTAGGAAAATGAAGCCTGAGGATCTGCAGGAGCTTTCAAGATTGTAGAAGGAGTTGAGTCTCAAGGACATATTGGAATGCATAGACAACAAAAACCTGCCAGGACCCAAGCGTAAGAAATATAAGGAGGAGGCCATGCAGTAGGATTTGAACCCCCGCCCTCAACATCATGTTGATGGGTTTCTCAAGAGGGAACTGTTGCCCCAGTTCAAATTGCCAAGGTACATATTTTCCAGAACTAGCAAGATGAAAATAGCCAGTGCCCCAATTATATAGTCCTTCTCTGATTTCTTTTACAAGAAACCTTGGTCAGTCAAGTATGTTTCCAGTCAAGACAGGGCTCAATACATATATGACTATCTTGAGCAGGGCAAACTACCTGGGAGTATTTATTGTGAGTGTGACTTCAAGAGGTTTGACACCCACTAGAGTGCTGAGCTGCTTAATGCAGTGGAAGGATCCCTCATGGAAGTGTTTTGTGAGCCAGAGTTTGCAACTGTGTGGAAGAAGATAGTCCTTGATTGGAATGAGGTCAGGATCAAGTCTGGAGGGAAAGTAACCCTCATGTACTTCATATTTGGTACTAGAATGAGTGGTGAGGAGACAACATCTCTAGGTAATGGGCTACTAAACTACTTATCATTTAAGTTTTACCTCCACAACACCAAACAAAGAGGTAAGATAGTTGTTGAGGGAGATGATAGTCTGATGGTACTTCAAAATATCCTTGGCATCCAGGAACACTACAGGAAGTTGGGACTTGAAATTGAAGTTAAAACCCAGCAACATTTCTGGGGTCTCATGTTTTGTTAGCAGTACATGACCTATAATAACAACCAATGGAGGTGCTTCAGAAGCCCCTCCAGAGCACTGTTCAAGCTTGGGTGGACATTTGACATTGTGACACAAAAGACAGCAGGTTCTATGCTTAAAGCCAAATTGCTGAGTGTCAAACATGAGTTTGAGGGGTTCACCTGGATGCAGGATATACTTGAGCATTGGCTCAAGCCATTAGCCAGTGTTAAGCAGTATCGGAAGTTTACAGACTACACTTGGATGCAACATCAGGAACGCATCAATAAACCAAAGAACAATTATAGTTTCCCCCCAATGGACCAGCAGCTTTTGTTAGAAGATATGGCTATCATGATAGGAACAGAAACTCACGTTCTGTTGGAACTCAGAGAATTCATACTGGCAAACCCCTATAGTGTGCATGTTCCAATGAGCAAGACATGGGGCATGTTCCCTTGCTCATCTTACACACCCATGGTCTATTACATGAGCAAATTCCAAATGACTGGATCAGCTACAACAGGGCAGAAACCTGGAC